CATCGGGTATGCCGCGAAGGCGAGAAGGTTCTGCACTCCGCACGCTTGGATGGCATTGCGAATCAGCGTCTCGCGATAGGCGTAAAGGTCGATGAGAAGTTGCTCCACCTGTGCCGGATAGAGCGTACGGCTGGTGGCGAGTTCGTAGGCGGCCACCATGTCATTGAGGACAAGGGATGGGTTGAGGCCGTCCGCATCGTTGACGAAGGAAGGGATGGGGAGGTCGACGGGCACCACCTGGGGCGTGCCTGTGAGGGGAGCGAGCAGATTGGCTGGCACTATAACGGGCAATTTAGTTTCCCCCTACTGCGATGGTTGTCGTCTGGGTTCCGATGGCGGTATTTGGTTGGCTCAGCAGTCCAAGGTTCGGCTGCCATGTGATCGTGACAAGCAACTGGCCGATGAGGTTGGGGTTCAGCGCCGCCACCACGCTCACGACGCTGATGCGCGGCTCCCATGCCTGAATTGCGCCGCTCACCGCCGCCACGATAGCAGGAGCCGCAACAGTGAGGGGCTTATCGAGCCATGTGGTCAAGTCGCAGCCAAAGGTGGGGCGGAATGGATCTTCGCCGGGGATGGTCGTAAAGATGATCTTGAGCGTCTGATGAACGTCCGCGAGCGCCTGCGTTACCTGCCCAATACCAGACCCTGGGCCTCCGCCCGCAGTGGAATCGAGCATCAGCTCCCAACTGGAAGATTGGATGTTGGAGAGCGTCGCGTAGGGGAAGGTTGAAGTCGACATTAGTTATCCGTCTTGAAGAGTGGGCTGGCTACGGTTGCGGCGGTCCATGGCACCGTTGGAGGCGGTCCGGGGCTTAGAACTGGACCATGGGTGTGCAAGTTGAAGGCGGCAATCAAAAGACTGACGAGGGGCAGTGCGTCGGTGAGCGATCCGCCCGCAGCGGAAAGGGTGATGCTAGAGGCCGCTTGCAGGACGATGTTTCCGGTGGCGTCGAGGGTGATGGCGCCGCCCGCCGGCTGGGTGAGCGTGAACGCCGCTCCGGTGCCCAGAGTAACCGTCAGTTCGTGCGAGGTGCGGTCGTACTTTACCGATGTCCCATCGTGGAATCCCACGTAGAAGATGCCCGGCCCGAATCCCGCCGGAGCCTGATCGACGCTCGAAGGGACGCTTCCCACCACGTAGCCGTCTTCATCGTGCGTGTCCATGATGACCGCAACCTGCTCGCCAATGTCCGGCTGCCAGAAGAACTTGTCATCCTGGATCTTCGGAACGATGACGGGAAGCCAGTACGAAACGAGGTTATCGCGATCAGGAAATTGCACGCGCACGCGGTACGGCGGCACCGACTCCAGAGCGTAAACGACCGCTGTCCGGTAGGGTGGGTTGTACTGCCGCGTGTATTTCTCGTCTTCCATCAGTTCTCATCCTCATCCGAGATGATCTGCACGGACCCGGTAGCCGTCACCGTCGTCCGCAAGTCGAGCTCCGTCACGTATCCTTCGTGGTCGATTGAATGCTTGGCTTCTTTCACAATGAATTTTACCGTACTGAATGCGTGTCCGAATCCGGTGAGCGTAACCGCGTTCCCGGTGCGGTAGGCCATCGTTCCTGGAATCGTCATCTCCGCTTTGATCTGGTGCATGTTCGCGGCGTGGAGATGAGACTGAGCCCGGAGTGCGCCTTGCTGCTGGTTCTCGATGCGCTCGATGATCTTGAGGGTGTCCGCAGAGGTGGCGTTCGGGTCCGTCGCGGTCGCGGTGAGCAACTGCTTCGACATCGAATCGTAGTAGGTGGTGATTCCCGAGCCGTAACTGCGCTTGCCGAGGTGCTGCATGTGGATGCGGTAGCGGAGGCAGTTCGTTTTGTCGATTGGGATTCCGGTAGGCGCGGCGCTGTCGAGGGCTGTCCGGCTGTAGAAGTAGAGTTGCGTTCCGCGAATCTTGAACTCGTAGTCGTGAGCGTTGGCGATGCGATGCAGGAATCCGAGGTCGCTCTCCATTCGCTGCGTGAGCCGCGCGTACACCACGTCCGGGTTCACCGCATCCGTGAGCACCGTCATCCCGTACCGCGATGCGATGGTGGTTGCGATCGATGTGAGCGTCTGCCCTTCGTAGGCCATCGACTTTGGCGTGCGCAACGCGTGCGTAAGGCCTGCCTGGATTGCTTTGAGCGTAAACGTGTCCGGGGGGCCGTCGGATTCCCACTCATCCACTTCGAAGTTGCCGCATGAGGTGAGCGGCATCCCCTGATAGCCGATGGCCAAGCTCATCGCGGTGCCAACCTTCGGAGGGTTGTCCTGGAAAGCGTGGTGGACGTCTTCGAGAACGACTTCGATGGTGCTGGCCTTTCCGCTCAGAGCTTCGTTGTACTTGACGTGCAGCGCGTGGGGAAAGAGATTTCCCGTTATATTCACAGATCCTGCAAATAACTGCCAAGCTGGGACGTAAATGCTTGAATTTGCGCTCATGCAGCACCTACAATGAAAGAGCCGAGGCGCTCGCGAAAGCGCACCCGGCTCAACACCGAAGTTCTGAGGGAACAACGATGCCCGGTATCAAGTCTAGACATATTCCGTGGATTGAACAATCTATAAAAACTCACAATTCTGATGAGTGCCTGCTTTGGCCATTTGCTAAAGGTAAAGGGGGGTACGGCCATCTCAAATACGAGGGGCGTTTCGTAGATGTTCACCGACTGGCTTTCTTTCTCGCCAATGGCCGATGGGCAGACCCCGAAACGCGTCACACCTGCGACATCCGGCTTTGCTTCAATCCGCGACATCTTATCGAGGGCACCCGTATCCAAAACGCTGCAGATGCGGTCGCCCGTCAGAGAACGTCGCGGGGAACTGATCGTCCAGAGTCGAAACTGAATGAGCATCTCGTGCGCAAGATGCGCGCCGAGCGTCCATCCTTCACCTATCGAGAATTGGGAGACAGATACGGCGTGTGCGAGATGGTGGCTTACGCGGTGGTCAACCGAAGAACATGGCGTCATGTTGAATAGCCTCATCCGAACGGGCTAAGTACTGATTGCGTGGTAATAGTCGGGGAAATCAATGGGACAAAAACTTGAGTCCCGGCATCCACTATGTCTTGGATCAAAATTCCTGAATTGTTGGCGATGAGCGTTCCAACTTCGAAAGGCGTGCCGTACATTTTGAAGGAAATTGCATCCCACCGCTCGCCCTTCGAGATGTAGATGACGCCAGAGGACGGCGGCACCGGGTTGACGTACTTCGAGACGAGTCCGGGTAGGACTGCGCCTGCACCGCCATCGGGGATGATTACGTTGGGCATTTAGTTCCACCTCGCAATCGTCGTCAGCGGCACGTTGTTGTAGTTGTTGGTGAACGGGATGCCGGACGGGGAGGCGGTAGCAGGCGAGACCACCAGCGTAGACCCTGGGGCCGGTGCCTGCGACGTCGTGAGGCCCGGAGGATTGACGGGTGCGCCAATCTGCGGGTTGCCGATGTACGTTGGAACCGGAGCGCCGCCTGGAAGCGGAGACGAGATCCACTCCGTAAGCTCGATATCCATCTCCGCAAATATCAGGTTGCCGTTGTCCGCCTGCCACTTGTACCGCGTGCGTGCGTTCGAGATGACGAACTGGCCAAGGTTCTGATTGTTTCCGTAGACGAACATCTGCGGTTGGTGGTAGTCCGCTGCCGTGTTGATGGCGTCGATGCACTTCTGGGGGTTGCACCACAGTTGATGGAACGAGATGCTGAGTTGAATGATGCGAAGGTCGTCATTGATCCATTGCAGGATGGGTGGTGCGCCGATGACCTTGAGTGCCTGGAAGTGATACTTCTTCTCAATCTCCTGCTTTGTTGGAGAGGCGATCACCGCGAACGAGATTGGGCCAAACGCTGCAAAACTCATCAGTGCCCTCCCGCAAGCATCGGATCGCCGAAGCTGGTGCGCATATCTTGCTGGTGGACCTGCTGCAGCATCTTCTTGAGCGCGTCACCATGGATGCTCATCTGGTTTGCAACCGCCCCTGCTACCGCGTGAGGATCGGTGCCGGGACCGACATTGACATGCACTGTAGGTGAGTAGTGAACCTCTGACCTTCCCTTGACGCCCGCAAAATCAACTCCGGCCATCGCAAAGTTTCCCGTCGCGACATCTCCAATCTCTTTCAGCCAGTCCTTGCCGGTGGCATTGTGCGCGAAGGATACGGCCGCATCGGCAGCGCGGTGGATGGCTCCGGTGATTTGGTCCCAATGCTTGTAAATCTCATACAGCGCGACGACTACTAGTCCGAGCGCCGTCAAGATGATTCCGATGGGATTGGTGTCGAAGGCGATGGCGGCGGCGGTGCCCACCTCTGCGAATCCTTCGGTCAATGCGGTCTGGAGAACGAACCATATCTCAGTCAGTCCCGAGAGTTTGATCCCGAGTTCAATCACGCCCGCGATAATCTCCGCGAAGTGGAATAGTCCAGCGAGCGTCAGCAGCGATGCGATGATGGCGATGAAGTCGCCCACCATTCGAAGCAACACAGGATGTGCGTCTGCAAGTTTATTTATACGATTCATCATTTCTGTTAGCCATCCCACAACTGCAATCACTTGCGGCAATAGTTGTGTGCCGATCTTGTCGGCTAAATTCTGAAGGGTATTCACGAGACGCTCCATCCTCCCTTCTGGAGTATTTGCCAGTGCTGCCGCCGCCTTCTCCATCTCGCCGCCAGAGCCTTGGAACTGTCCCATCGTGTCGCGGATGTCTTTGATGTGGTCTGCCATCTCCACCAGAACCTTTGCTTGGCCGGGAAGTTCGGCGAACATCTTCATCTTCCCCGCCTGCGACATGCGGTTGATGCGCTCGAGCGTCTGAATGATGTTCACGCCACCCTTGGATGTGTGAACAACTTGCAGCCCAGCCTTTTCGAGTTCCTTGCTGCTCTTTGCCAGCGTGTCCAACAATCCGGCCTCGACCATACCGAACCCGCGTGGGCCTCCCGCGTGCAACTTGTTTCCTTCAGCCCAGATTGCGAACATCTGATTCTGACTTACGCCAGCGGCTTGCGCAGACTTGCCGATGCGCTGGATATCGCGCTCGAGGTTGGTCGCCTCCCCAGGCTTCAGGAAGCGATCTTTCAGCAGCGCGAGTTTGTCACCGATCACGCCAAGTTGCTCGCTGAGCGGCTTCGACTTGTCTCCCAACTGCTCATACGCCGAGGCGAGAACGTTGGCTCCGGCTGTAGCTTTCACGCCCAATACGGTTGCCAACTTTGCCGCCATGGTGGTGACTTGCTCAATGTCAGCAGTGTTCCCGAATGTCTTGTAAAGTTCCTCTTGCGCACCGGTGATTTCTTCAATGCTCTGCGGCATCGTCGTAGAAAGTTTCTCGGCTTGATCCTTCAACTCGGCCAGTTTATCCGCGCCGAAACCAGTGGCAAGAGCTAGATGTTCTTGAGCCTGCGCCATGTCCATGGCTGGCTCGACGAGACCTTTGATCGCCTCGTAGCCGGCAAAGACTTCCGCCCCCGCAGCCCAGATTTGATGCACGCTGTTCGAGAACTCGTCGAAGTCATCTTTGATGGAGCGCAGCGGCTCACTTACTTTATCGACGATTTCGACGATGACCTGAAGGACGGATTTTTCTTCGTCGGCCATCGCCTATCGCTCCTTCGGTGCTGTCGCCTTTTGGTAAGCCACAATCACCTGATACCAGCCAATCACATCCGAGATGCTCATCCGGTCGATACTCTCCGGACTCACACCCATTTCGACCATCGCCCCAATATCCGCGAGGCTCAGAACTACTGCAGCGTGTCGTCCTCTTCCGTCTCTGGCGCCGATTCCTTCACCGTCGCCTTCTTCGTAGGGTTTAGCAGCCCACCGACCTCTTCCACGATCTTCATGCAGTCGTCGAAGTCCAGATTGTCATAATCCTCGACGCGCAACTTCTTTCCATCCACCAGGCAGAGCCGGGATGCGATGCCGTAGATCATCTTGAACTTGTCAGCCTTCTCGCCGGACGCCAGAAGTCCTTGGCGCATGTCGCGGCCAGTCCCACGAAGGACGATGACGTGTTTTCCTGAAAAGGGGAGGTCGAACTCGGCGCGAATCTGTTCGGGGGTGGGGGCTTTTGTTGCGGGTGCTTCCATCACAACGGGGTCTGACATTTGAAACTCCTGACTCGGATTGTCCGATATCGTTGGGCCAGCTTGCGGTCTACGTTCCTTCGGAGACGTTCAGCCGGGCGGGGAATTGACCCTCAGAGCACGCTCCGAGGAAAGTGTTTGATCCGACCGTAAGAAACTCTGCGGGCGCTCCGGGTTGAATGGCAAGCCCTGTCAGCGGCTTCACGGCGGCAGCGGCAGCCTGCGTGGTCGCCAGCAGCACGTAGGCGATGTTGGGCCCGACGTTGATGATGCGCAGCGTGGTGCCGGTGATGGCAGCCGTTACGCCGCCAGGACTGGCAACCACTTGGAACGACGAGGAAGGTGCGTAGCCGTTGGCTGCCATGGTTTACGCTCCGTTGAACGCGCGGAACAGCGCGAGTTGATCGATGCCATTCACGAAGTACTGATTCGAGAACGCATCGAAGAGGTAAATCTGCTGTCCACCGACGGAGAGGTCGACGTGCCACACATCAAAGGAAGTGGTGAACTCGGCCAGCTCCTGAGCCTTCACCGCCAAGTCGCCAACTTCGAAGGGAAGCCCGACGAAGTTGTAGATGACTGGCTGCTCAAAAACCTCGCCGGCGGCAGAGATGGTCTGAAGATCACCGAGGCAACTGATGCTGCACGCGGAACTGGAGAGCGCAACCTGCCCGATGGTGTCCGCGTCGAAGCTCGACCACTTGATGGTCGACTCCATCGCATCCCAGCCCGTAGGGATCTTGATGCGAGCCGCCATGCCCAGGCCCTTGTAGTCGGTGCGTATGCGCTTCGGCTGCGGAATCTTTACCTCAGCGGCACGGCCCAGAAGGCTGTAGCCATTGATGTAGACATTCATATTGGATAGCGAATTGACGACGAGACTTCCCATAATTCATCTCCCTCTACAGCAGAACTGTCTGCGCACTGTTGGCAGACGTGGTTGCGGGTCCCAGATTCGAAAGTAGGCTGGTAGTGACCGCGAAGTTGTAGACGATGTTTTCAGCCGGCGGCGGTGGCATCACATTCACTTCGAAAACGAGTTGACCATTCGCCAGATTCGCCGCAGGATTGTCAGCCGGGTTGTATTTGATCGCGCTTCCAGCAATCAACGCGCCCTTCTGCACCAGCGTGTTGATAAACCCGTTGACGCTCTGAAGGATGCTGTTGATAAGCCCGTTGGTGATGGGCTTGTCCAAGAATGGCAGCGAGGCGAACTGGATGCTCTGCTCGACTACATCCAAGGTGCGGCGTACCGCGATGAAGGTGGTGACAGCGCCGCTCGATGGGAAGCTCGATGCACGATTGCCCCATGTCCGGTAGCCGGTGCCGTAGCCGTTGAACACGGTGAGGATGCCAGCGGCGTTCAGAAGGTTCGTGTCCGCCGTCGTATCGTAGGCGCTCATGTACATCCCGATGTCCGGCCCGAGGACGCCGTTGATCTGGACATTCGAGGGCGAGAACCAGAATCCATTCGCCAGGTCATTCGCCGCCGCCGCGCCCGCCACCCACTGGCAGTAGGGGCTCTCGACGGTGCCGGTGACGGTTGCGTAGCCGATGTTGCCCTGCGCGCTCACCGTGACGCCTGTGGGGTTGATGGCGCTGCCCGTCTTCAGTTCATACGGGCCAGTCAGCACCAGCCGATCGCTCGCCTGATTCCAAGCATTGCCAGCCGCTCCGCGGTTCGCCACCATCGTCGCCACCGTCGTCTGCCGGGGTGCATCGGTGAAGGCAATCGCCTTGATGGAGGTTGCAGCCGCAAGCAACGCCGCGCTGGTGGCCAGGTCCTCAAAGGTTGGCGCGATGAGGAGCTTCGCAAAGAAGCCCATCGTGTTGAAGGTTCCCAACAGCGCCTGGATGCCGGTGCGGACGCTTCCGACGGTGGTTCCGATGATGTCGCTCGGGGCTACCTTGGACGGGTCGCAGTAGGTTGCCGTGACCTTGAGCGCCTGAGCGGCCGCAATCGCGCCGCCCGCCTTGGTGTACAGCAAGCCGTTGATGTAGTCGATGGTGTAGTCGGTGCCCTCGACGTAGGTCGTGCTGAGCGCCGAATTCTTGACCACCACGCTCGACGGAGGTCCGCCAAAGGTGATGGTGAAGGATGCGCCGGTGCCGACTCCGCTGGTGGCGGATTGCAGAACAGGGTTGGATGGAACGGTTGAGTAGCTGCCCGCTGTGGTGATTGTCGCTGCATTCACGCCGAAGATGCCAGCGTTGAAGGTTGCACCGAGCCCGACGCCGGAGGTAGCGGACTGCGTGAAGGTTGCCGAGTTGACGGTGAAGACGCCGGGGTTCACGACGTTGAAGGTAGAGACGCCCATCACGATCGCCAGAGTCGCGCCGGTGAGCCCCGCACCCGTTACAGGCTCCGCGGTGAGTACGGTGGGGTTGGTGAGGTAGCTTCCCGCGACGGTGACGGAGATAACCGCCGTGATGATGCCGCCCGCAACCGTGACCGAGGCTTGGAACTTCGTGCCGGTTCCGGTCGTGCCAGTGACGGTCTGTGTGCCATTCGTTCCGCCCGTACCACCTGATGCGATGGTTGCGGCGGTGACTTGGGTGGTGTCGACGGCGAGGACGGGGGCGACTGAGCTCGTTCCGCCCGTCAGCGTGATCGTATCGCCGGGTGCGTAGCTGTGCGAGGTGCTTCCACCGGCCGCGTTGAGTGCCAACCCGACCAGCTTCGTATTCGTCACCGTCAGTTGCGCAGCGAGCGAGCTCACACCGCCCGCGAGGGTGATGGTATCCGCAGCGGCGTAGCTTGCCGACGTTGCGCCGCCAGGGGCGAACACGGCATCGACTGCAGCCGTCGCCAGAGGCGTATTTGGCAACCCAGGCCCAATCAATCCCATGCGGCCAAGCGTGACGGGAACCGCGTTCGAGGATGGGGCGGTGAAGGGCAACGCGGTAAACGTGCTCTGGTGGATGAGCGGGTTGAACACGTCAATCACGATGACGGCGCCGGAACCCTGCGACTGGATATCCGACAGCGCGCCGGGGATGGTGTATCCGGAGATGTACCGGCCAAAGTTCGAAGCCTGACCTGCACTCGTGATGAGCGTTGGCGTGTTGACGCCGGGGCCAGCGCCCGTCGGTGCCGACCACTGCGGAGCCGAGCCGATCAGACCGATGACGGCCGAGTTGACGACCTGGATGCTGACGCCGTTGCTATTGACTTCCGTTACAGTGATGCCATGAAAAAAGCTCATTGTTTCGCTCCTATACGGGTGGCGTGATGATTATCTCATCCCCACCCGGTTGCACTTTGACTGTTTCCTGCACGAGGTTTGCGAGTGCATATTCCGGCAACAGCTTCGGACGCACCGTGACTACATTCAGCGTCATATCGTAAAGCCAAACTTTGCCCTGCGAGTCCTGCTCACCAAACCGTTCGTCGGTGAAGTAGGCGTTGCGGCAGCCGGTGGGTGGGAATCCGGTGAGCGCCGCTTCGATTGCGTCGATGAGCGCGTAGACCGATCCGGCACCCGAGAGAGCCCATGCGGTAGTGCGCGCCTCCACATGCAACTCAAACTGCAAGGTCCGCTCCTGAAGCATGGCGGAGGTGGAGATTGGCTTGCCGAGAGTGGTGCTGCGGTAAGAGATGAGCACAAAGGCGATGGCCGAGCTCGCCCACCACGTATCGCGGTCGAAGTTCGGGAACACGTAGACGGGAATTTGGAGCGCCGGAGACTGCACGTTCGCAAAGAAGTCGGTGAGCTGCGCTGCAACCTGGTTCTGGATGCTGTCCACCGTCAGCAGACCCTTCGGAGGCGTAATCGTCCGGCCACCCCATGCTGTGGGGTCGATCACCGTCGGTAAAGCTCCGTAGGTCGGTAAAGGCACTCGTTATCCCTTCAACTTCTCGCTCAACTTGTTTCCGCGCTCGCCTGCCTCTTCTGCAATCTTTTCGTGCTCCGCTGCACCCTTCGGCAAACCATCACGGTAGGACCGCGCTGCATCGGAAAAGTGGTCAGCGGCCATCCGGTGAGTTCCCGCGGCCTCGAGATGCTTCGCCTTCGTCTCCACCGGCATGCTCTTCGAGTTCTCGTCCCAAACCGCGCGGCTGTGATCCGACGCCAGATTGTTGTGAATCATGGCCTTGGCTTCCGCCAGGTGCTGCTTCTCCGCGTGCGGGGCGGTGTCGCGCTTGCTGATCACGCACCGCTGGCAGGGGCAGCTGGTTGCGTGCTTGTCGAGTGCGCCGTAGCGTTCGTTGTTGACGAGTCCAAACATTTCTCACCTCGAGTGCGGAAGTATCATTTCGATCATAAAGTTCTGCTTGCTCGTTCTCTGGGGGTAGGAACCAGTGATGACAAGCGTGCGGTGGTTGATCCAGCATTCCTGCACGAGACCGTTGAGCGTCAACTGCGCCGTGGGTCCGGCTAAATCCTGAATGGCGCTCTCGACCGTATCGGCGAGGTTGTTGAGGTTCGTGACGTTCGTCTCGTCGGGCACTTCGCCTTGCAGGGTGACGACGGAGAGGTTGGCCATCAGCGTTACCTTCGCCGGGGCGAATAGGCGGCTGCGATCGTACATCTCGCCAGCCTCGAGCAGGAAGAATGCCGGGTACTGCTCCTCTGCAAGCTGAGTGTCGGGAACCGGGCGGCGTCCGCTGTAGTTGAATGGGCCGCCGTTCACCTGCAACAGCGCGGCGTTGAGCTGCGTGAAGAATGCGGAATAGATGGCCTCGCGTCCTACGGGTACACCCACTATGCACCCCCCGCAAGGCTTGGCTTGACGATATTCTTCTGAATGCGATCCTCGATCCAATCGCGGTTCGCGTCAAGCGTTGGGCCGACGAACGGCCGCGCCGGAATCGTCACCGACGTCACCAGAATAAAGAGCGGGAACAACTGCCCATCCTTCACGCCGAAGATAATATTGTTTCGCACGAAGGTCTTGTAGCCTTCCGCTTCGGCATCCAATGCGCCGAACCGCGCAACACCGGCATCCGTCAGCGCTTCGCCGATGGGGATTGTGAGGTAGGTTCCATTCTTTGGGACGATGGTTCCACCGTGCTCATGGATGGGCGCATACGGAAGGCCCTGGCCTGCAACCATTCCCCCGCGGATGCCGTGCGAGTCTTCCTCCACCGCCATCGCGGCCATCGACCGGCGAAGATCGCCGCTGCGCACATGCAGCCCGCTGTCCTCGTAATGCTCCCGCCCGTAGGTGGCAAGGTGCTCTCCAATGTACGGAAGCTCTTTGCGCGCGTTGGCGCGAATGGCTGGCCCAATGCTGCTGAGCTTCGCCGAGAGTTTCTGTCCGCCTTGGAGGGTGATGTTCATGCGTTAGACCGGGCCCATGCCGTCGATTGGGAAGACTTCTCTGTGAGGGTTGATAAGGTCGATTGTGGAGGGGTGCGCACCCTTGAGGAAGTAGTTGACGCGATCCGGCCCGACGCCGCTTCCGGTGTCTCCGACCCGAGTCCGATTCTTGAACAGGAGCGCCGACTGCTGCATGCACGCTTGCTGGAAGTCGCCGTCGATGATGTTGGCCGTGGGCGTGAGGACGGGGATAGGCCCGTTGCAGAGCCAGCTAACGCCATTGTCGACGGTGATCGAATTGCGAATCGTGCCCCATGTTGGAGCGGATGCGCCTGTGGTGCCGGTGTTGATGGCCGTGTAGTAGTAGCCCACAACCTGCACTTGCTGATTCTGCGCAACGTTGGAACTTGCCACCCAGCCCGCAAGCGCGAGCACCTGCAGTTGGCCTGGGGTGATGAATCCCGCCGTGTAGTTGAGTGTGATGTTCTGCCGGCCTTCGCAGAAATCGGCGCCGCGCAGATAGATGAACCAGTTGTCATTGGTGAGGTAGGGGCCACTTGGTGGACCAGAGGTGGGGTTGATGGTTTGGCCGGGGACGCCGGGCCCGGAGGAGATGACAGCCGACGTCACTCCGAGGATGGGATAGACCAGCGTGCGGATGGAGTCGCGTCCATTCCCGTTGCGCACTTCACTCCGCGCGCTCACCGCCAGCGTCCGTGCCAAGTAACGATTGATGCCGGAGGAGACTGCGGTGATGGTTTTAGCCAGAATGGAATCCGATGCGGTGGTTGCGGCCAACGTTGGGCTGATGTAGTTCTTCAGGTCCGTCAGCGTCGTCAAATCCACC